TACTGAGTAATGTTATCTTACATCAGTTTGAAGGTTTACACAAACTTTGGGACACTCCCGAAGTGAAATATTGATAGGTAACTGGAATTCAAGGAACATCATAATATTGTGCATAAATGTTCTTCCAAGTTCTACTGCCTTTACTACGCTTGCAAAATTATCATCTGTCAATACAATGTCTGAAGCTTCTTTTGCAACATCTGATCCACCTTGCATACCAAAACCAACATCAGCTCTCTTTAAAGCAGGACTATCATTTACACCATCACCTGTCATTGCAACTGACTTTCCAATCTCTTGTGCTAATGTGACAAGTCTGAGTTTTGTGTTTGGTGAGCATCTTGAAATAACTCTCAATCGAGGAATTATACTCTTCACCTCATCATCTGACATCGCTTCAAATTCATCATTTGTAAGTGCTAAATCTCCATCTTTGTAAATTCCACACTCTGTAGCAACTGCAACTGCTGTCTCAATACAATCGCCTGTAATTTCAATAACTTGAATACCAGCCTTATGTGCTGTTTTTACTGCACTCGGTACTTCATCTCTTACAGGATCTACAACACCAATAATTCCAAGGAATATCATGTCATTTGGTATTTCATTCTCTACTAAATCACCATCTGCTATTGTAACTGCAATGCATCTCATCGCATTACTTGTCATTGCTGTAATTGCATTACTTAATGTATCATTGTCGTTATTCTCTACAATTTCACCATTTGAATCCATTACTTTTGTACAATGCTCAATCAGTTTCTCAGGCGCGCCCTTATAGTATGTAACTCCATCCTTTGTCGTAAAAGCTGAATACTTATTGCTACTATTAAATACCTGCTTTAACTTAACTGGATATTTTTTCTGAATGTCAGCATATGTTTCAGGATTTACAAGGCTAAGAACTGCTCTATCAATTGAATTACCACCTGTAATATTGTTTTCTGAATCAAATGTTGCACTATTATTTAAAGAAATGTTTGCCTTGATATTATTCCAAAGAACTGAATCCTTATTTACTTCATTACCAAAGCCATCAATAATCTTCTTTGGAGTCATAATACCTGTCGTAAGAGTACCTGTCTTATCAGTACAGATAATATCAACATATGCTAACTCTGGAATTTTACCAGGATTCTTAGCAAGAATATTGAATTTCTCCATTGTCTTTACATTCTGTTTTGTTACAAGTTTTACAATAAGAGGTAATCCTTCTGGAACAGCAGCTACAATAATTGTTAATGCTATTGAGAAGTTCTGTGCGATTTTCTGAATAATATTCAGAACGCCACCGCTAAAATATTCTCCAAATCCAACCTGTACAATTCCTGAAATTGTAAGCACCGCAAATGTAATAACGGCTGCGATTGTTCCCCACTTAGAAATGAAGTCGCTCAGATTATCAAGTGCAATATCAAGTGCTGTCTTTGGTGCTTCAAGTGTTTGCATTTTAACAAGTGTATCACCATTTACTGTATTCACACCTACATCAGTAACAATCATTTTTCCTTCGCCTGACATTACTGTTGTGCCAGCAAATAAGCAATTCTGATTCGTATAAGCATCTGTTGAAGTAGTTTTCTTATGAACGTATCCTTCAATTGGTGTTTTCTTACACTCTTTTGTTTCTCCATTAATAGCTGCATTGTTTACAGAAATCTTACCTTCAATGAGATATCCATCTGCAAAAATCTCTTGTCCCATTCCTACACAAACAAGATCACCAACTACCAATTCATCCTTGTTAATTGTTTGAACTTTGCCATCACGAATTACGTCACAATACTTGACTGATGTTTTTGCTCTCAACTCTGCTGCTGATTTTTGAACACCAAGTCCAGTCTTAACAGCAATACATGTTACAATTGCTAATACAACAAGAATCATAATTGGATCTGATAAATCCATTACTCCCATGACTCCAAGGAATAACTGCAATACTGCAATTGCAATAAGAATCATTGTGATTTTCTCACTTAATGCCTCCTTTGCGAAGTCATACCACTTGTCCAATTTTGGTTCAGGAAGCTTATTACTTCCATGAAGCTCTCTACTTTTGATAACTTCTTTACTACTCAATCCATTCATCTGTTTTACTCTCCTTTTCTATAATTTTTATATATGAATGTTAATTGGTTACATATCTATATTCTCTTTTTAATTTTGGAATTTTATTGAGCTGAATCGCTCAGAAATTTTTTACAATGAAATCGCACTTCACTTAATTCACATAGACCAATTTATCGACATATTTTCGATCTTTACCTAAAAAGACCAGAATATTCCTATCAATAATCCATCTAGATCTTTTTACAGCCAAATCAGCCTTCAAAAAATCAGATACAACTTCTGGTTCAAGTTTACAAAGAGTATTTTTATCTACCCAATATTCCTCTTTAATGCAGCAACTCCCTCTCTTTTGATAAACAGGAAGATCATCCCAATTGATTCCTTTCTGTCGTAATAACATCTCTTTAATATCTTTACAAGTCTTGTGCTGCAAATCCCGATGTGAAAAATTAAATTGTCCTACCATTTGAACAGAATTACGCATTGCATCAAGCTGTCGCCAATAAAAATTATTTGTTACTTCATCTTTGGGAAGATTAAAGCATCGTGCATCAAACATTGCTCCCTTTTCAATTGCTAAAGATAATGTATATTCATAATCCTCATGCGAATCATCTTCCATTTCATATGTATACGTACAATAATCTCCTACATTATTATGAAATACCGTATTAAATGCCATCGTAGCCATACTTGCTGTAATACTACATAATTTATCAATTCGATATTTGAAAAAACTATCTGTTCTTGGATCATCATAATCAACAAGCAACAATGTAATCTCATCACTTTGTTGATAAGACAACTTGCAGTTCTGAATATTTTCACACAAATATTTTGCCGTCTCCTGCATGGACTTCGTAAAAATTTCATCAAACGGTCTTTCAAATCCTTTAGTAAAACTGTGTCCTGCTCTCATATCAAGTCTGATAATTACCGGCATTTTTCGTTTTAGGTAATATCTATTTTTTTCTTCGTATTTTTTCATTCGTACAGCAATGTCACTTTTATCCATGTGCTTCCTCCTTTTCAAATGGTTTCCATTCGCCCGGCAGCTCAGTAAAATTCCACTTACGGGGTAATTTACATACACCGCAAGATGGAATACCCCTATCGTTGTAGGATAATTTACAATCTCTACATTGTTCAATGTTTACACATATTTCTCTTATCATTTTTAAGGCGTCATATATTTCCTTATCACTATAAGTTGTATTGTTATTTCCCATCATTTTCTCTCCTTTCGAAATCTACAGGTTTAGATAGCACATAATTCCACAATCAGGGAAAATCTCCGTATTCATGTTTCCTCTGTTTGGATCTAGTTCATCCAAAAATACAGGTTTTCCGTAATTGTCCTTAAGCATTGAGTATCCAACATCTCTTTCCAACTTCGCCCGGTTCTCAAACACTTCTGGGAAATCTTTTCTGATGTTGTTCCAATAACCCATTCCACCCTTGACACATCCTATGCAGTTGTTGTTTGGATAGCCAAGTTCGTACATTTTCGGTCTTGCAAAATCAAATGTTCTCTCAAACATTCCATGCACTTCCTCTTTGGACAGTCCTTTGTCAATAAGCGGAAACTCATGGTTAGCTTGTTGGTTTGCTTCAACAGTTCTCTCTGCCCGGCTCTTCTCTTTTAGATCGAAACCCCATACATATGTAAGTTCATAATCTTTGTGCTGCTCTTCCCACTCTTTACGCACTCTCTTTTTCAGCCAGTTTGTGCATGGAGCGAATCCATTAGCAGGATTTCTAAACCCACCGAACACTCTGACGCACTCTTCTACACTTCTGTACTCTTTTGATCGTAGTATCTCAATCCTTTTCCCGATTGCTTTCTCGCAATCTTTGATAAATCTGATACTGTCTGTATGTTGGTCTTGTATATCAATGTAGATCCATTTATCTACATCTCCTGCAAGATAACCTGCCATAAAACTTGATATTCCTGCACTTACCCAACATACTTTTATTTTTTTTGTCATAACACCACGCTACAAATCACTTTGTAATCGTGGATAAATTTTTAGATTGCTTTTATGCGATACGTATTGTTTCCGTTACGTACCTTATAGCCACAATGATTATTTTTCTATACAGCCATTCTTATTTTCTCCGCTGCATAACCATGGTTTACCATGGATTCGTTATTCCTTTCTTTCTGCCTTTAATCATTCTTATCCTTTCTTCTCATGACCAACTCAAAATCTGTCTCTGGATATGTGATAGAATACTCTTGTTTTTCCACCATATTCGCCATGAACCATTCAAATACAGAAGCTATTGCACTATCCGTTATATCCGTTTTCTGCCCTATCCATATATGCCTTTCTGTGTCTTGTGTTCCGTAATATATCCTGTTAGTGAGAGGGCTTACTCCCGTCCCTTTTTTCTTAGCCATATATAATTTCCTTTCTGCATTCACATTGTTCTGTTTCTAATGTCAATATCGAAGCACTCTTCGCATAATTTTCTCTCTTCCTTATACGCTTTTTTATATTCGTTTGTATCGTGTGCTTTTTCAGTTATGTGCCACCCATTATTACAAAATAGTTCTCCATACTCCGTCATTCCACCCTCACGAATACTATCAACAATCCCTTGCTGCTTTAGTTTTCTCAAATGGTATCTTACTTTATGCACACTCATATCAAGTGTCTTTGCTATGGCGGTTGCTGGGAATGGACACCACCCACCCATGATACTGACATTGTGCTGGCACAATGTATATAAGATCTCATCCACTTCTTTATTTTCTCCTGCGATACTCATCTATGCTCCTCACTTTCTGCAAGTTTTGCATATTCCCATCTAGTCATGCTGTGAGCATGAGTTGTCCACGATGTTACACCATTAGACCAAGCCCATACTTCACCATTTATAGCTTTAGCAAAGTAACGATTATGCCAATCCACTCCGTCATACGATGTTAATATTGGTGTATCAACCGGCACTTTCGACCAATCAACTTGAGGTTCGATATATTCTTCGTTTAACCATTTTTCCCTTTCTTCTGAGCAAAATCGATTACATGCACAAAATTGACAATTACGACAATCCAGATTTGTTCCACAGGTGATTGGTTTGCCGGTTTCTTTATGTACACCAAGTTTACCTCCATGTATTAAAATCTTCATTAGTTCGTCATTATACTTTTCTCTATTCGTCATTTCTCTTCCTCCTTATGCTGCTTTACTCATGAAAGACTTCATCATATCTCTATAATTCTCCATTTGATTACGGCTAAACGCTGCATTTTCTGATACCAAATTATATCTGGTCAGCCAATCTGATAATTCTACATCCCGATCTTGACTGTAGGCATATGCCGCAATAGCCAACAACGCCTGTCGGCAATGTACGGCTAAATTGCTATCCATCGGCAATACTCCATCTAGATAGTCGTTATACTCTTCAATATCATCATCTGTTGCGTCCGGCAGAACAGCCTTCTGTACAAACTCCAAGTCAGACAATTCTTTAGTCTCAGTCTCGTCAACCTTGAAGTATTCATACATAAGCTGCGTTAAAAACTCAACCTTTTCTGTTACAGTTGCCTTATCTTTTGTGTTTTTCTTCTCTAGAAGATCGTCCCATGCCACCAATTCATTATGAAAATCGATTTTCTTACTATGTAAAGACTGAGCGAACTCAGCCATAAACTCAACAAATTTCTTATCATCTTTGCCGAGGTTAACGAATCTCCCGAATACACCGAACCAGATCGCTGTATCTTTCTGTGTGAACATATCCCAAATCTCTTGCCTATCATCAATTGCATCTGTCAATCGAATAACAAGATCATCAAAATTGTCAAATGTTTCAAGCGTAGCATTATTTTTAATAAAATCACACATGCGACCAAACTCTTTATTCCAATCATCTAAGAATGTTGTAGTCATAATGCTTTCAACAACCGCTCGATTTCCATCTCCATTTGTATCTGAGTGTTTCGTTAAAGCACAACGATTTCGGAAACATTCCGTGTTTGCCAATCCTTTGATTCTTGCCGCAAAAAGTTCACCGAGTTTGATCAAACCTTTCTGTTTTCCATTCATCGGCTTGCCATCGTTTGTTCGCTCTATGTGATAAGCTATATCCTCATCGCTACAATTAAGATATAAAATATAATCAAAACTAAAATCTAAAAATTTCTCTTGTAACGGCTCCGGCAAGTCTTTGAAATAACAGTTTCGAATATCGAACTCTTTAACCTCGGTAATTGGCACATCAAATTCATCTGTGATAATTTCTCCATTCTCATCTTTTTTATTATCCAAATACTGGATCATATATCGACGAATTTTTTTAGATACCTTTATTTTATTGGTTAAAAAATACATTGAGTTCGTACAGCGTTGTTTTCCATCGACGCACCATGTTAATCCACGTCCGTCCTTGTTCTGTTCAGCCAAATATAACGGTGGAATTGGATTACCTTGCAGCATATCAGACACAAGGTTTCCAATCTGAATTGTCGTCCACTGATTGGACTCACGCTGCAAAGGATGATTGAATAGCCATGTCTTATTCGTCATCTTTTTTCTTACAGACTCCATTGTGATAGATTCTTTTTTACATTTTTCTCTTGTTGTAATATCTGTTTTGTTGTCCATAATAGCATCCTCCTCATAATCTTTACGTGCTATAATACAGCGTTTTTCAAAGCTACCCATTCTTTTGATGATCAATTTATAGCGTTTTTCATCAATATGTAATCGTTCCTGAATCTCTTTTGGCTTAAATCCATCCATGATCAAATCGGCTATGTTTCGTTCTAACCCGGTCAGGCTGTTCAGATATCTTTCAACATTTTCTGACAACTCCGGTTCATCATGATTATTTATATCAGGGATTACTTCTGAAATACTCAAACCGTCTTCCATTTGATAATCCAATGACACAGGTTGCAATATTATTGGCGTTTTATTTCCATTGGCATCCGTTTCATAGATCTTATCTTTTCCTTTGTCTATTAGGTAGTTACATCGACCATCTGTCATATGATCTCTTGTCCAAGTGCAAAACTTTCTTTTAATATTGCCTGTAAAATATGTTGCAAATTTTACCCCCTTTGCCGGGTCAAACTTGTCGATGCTTTCTATTAATACCATCATACCCTTAGATATTAAATCATCATACTCTGAGTTCGGCACATTTTTCTTTCGAATAATCGGATCACAAATGCTGCGCAACTTACGCATATCATTTTCCATATACTCATTTGCGAGTGCCATTTGTTCATCCGACCATGATATTTTCTTAGTCATTTCATCACTCCTCTCGGTTTGCATATAAAATTATTCGCCAAAATAAAAGCAAATTTGTCCAAAATTTACACACATCCTTTCCGTATTCGGTTGTTCGACAGTGGGAAACTTATGAAATACTTGACAATTTTTTCCATTTTTAATAGAATAAAATCGTATAGGCGTAGTTTTACCATAAGGCTACTGTCTATCAATTTTGTTTGCGCTCTGTGGGGAGGTGTTGCAGCACCGTTTGACCCACAGGGCTTTTTTATTACATGTTCAATGATAGAACACTTGTTCGGTTTTGTCAATACATTTTCCGAACATCTGTTCGGTTATTAAATACTATAGTGTGTAAACTTCCCTTATTTTCTAGCAATGGAAGCTTATTTTGATTTGAGGACAAAATCGATTTAGTAACAAAAGCGGACGATACTGAATAGTACCGTCCGTACATATTTACATATTCATTAAGATATCTTTCATGCCGGTAACTCCGTTTGCATAATTATCCACAGTAGTCTTCATTGCGGCATGTCCAAGTTGTTGCTGTGCAAATACAATATTACCGGTTGATGCTAATACCGTGGCACAATAATGTCTTAACATATGCGGCGTAATGCCACAACCATAAATATTGAAGATGTTTTCAATATTTTTCTCTACCATTCTTGTTCCTGTTTTATTTACAAAAACGGCTTCCTCATCAACAATCCCTGCAAGATTCGTCCTAAATTGTAACCAATCAACAAGTGCCTTATATGCTTTGCCGGTCAGATATACGGTGTGCAACTCCATTTCTCTGTATTTCCCTTTTGGAAGGATCTTCATATTTGGAATATCATCGTCAAGATGCAAATTTCTCATGTCTAGTCCGGCAAGTTCCGATTCTCTTATTCCGGTGCCTTTAAATAATTCATACACTGCCATATTTCTCTTGCGTACAAATTCATTTTTGTTCAGCATAATCTTAGTTCTCATATCCTCAAGCTGTTCTTTCGTAGGCATTTTGCTAACTAAGTTATTTCCTGATGAGACTCCTCTATATCTCACTCTGCTATAAAATGCATTGATATTCCCAATTGTTGATCCTTGCAGATAACTAATATGAGTTAAAAAGCTTCGGATAATATTGCGGCGAGTTTCTGTTGTCGTTGGAGACATACCGTTATCTTCTTTGTGCTGCAAGTACATACTAATATGTTGCGGCAAAAGATCATTAAAGCTTTCTGTTTTCATATCTTTAATATTCTTTTCCTTAATTATATTCTCCCGTATAAGCCACAATACAAAATCTCTAATTGCATTCCAATATGTTAATGCGCCGGCTTTGCTTTTAATATCCTCTAAGTAAATACGCATAAACATTGGAACTTGATCGTTATCCAACTTTTGTCTTAATTTCTCAGCATTTTTAGCTTGCTTTTGATCTTTGTACATCAAAATCACCTATCCTTTCATCATAATATTCTCCACGAATCTCTATTGCCTTATTAAATACTTCCCCATAATCGTCGCAAAATCTAACCTCAATATTTTTTGTTATCATTCCGGCACATTCTGGATTGAAACAGGTTAGATCTTTTATATGCCATTTTGATCTTTGATGCTTGCCACGTTGTATACCATCTCCTAACTGATTTTTATAATGGTATCATAAATTAAGACACTGAAAGAGACATTTCTTAATGAATCTGATATACTTTAACCAACAAATG